AGATCCCATCTGGTTGTACATTTCCTTAAATTGATCCTGGGTAGCTACAGTACCCCGACTCATGCGCTTAAAGATGACACCAACGGCATCGCCAAAATTAGCTTGACCTAGTGCTTTTTTAGCATTATATTCCAGGTCATCCTTAGCATTAGCAAGATTACGTACAGAGTCTTTAAAACCTTGGGCTATGGATTTACCCATATCAAAGCCCTTCTCCTTAAACTTAGCTTGCAAGCCAGTTAAGGATGCCATCAAACCCGCAGTAGCCGTATCTAAAAGTTTAGGATCTATGTTTTTAAGTTGCTGTGAAGACATACCAGCTTTTCTCAAGCCTTCTAACAGCAATCCCTTCATAGCCTCTTGATCATTACCAGCATAAGCTTCTGTAAGTCTGCCAACAAATTTGCCCGTGCGTGGATTATTAACTAAATCTTGACGGAAAGTATCTAACCCACCAGCTTGCCTAATTTTTTGAAAATCCTTAATCTGACCGCGTTCTTTTAAAACTTTGGCAGTGAGTATATCTAATCTTTGAGCTTGCTTAGGACTAAGAGGTATTCCAGAATCTTGAACATTACCCATAGCTAACATTAATTTTCGTTCATTATCAGTCAGTGCCAGTGGTTTGCCAATAATATTCTGTCTAGCTCTTGCTAACTCATCTGTAGTCATAGAGTCGCGAGTTTTTGCGTCTATACCGCGCTCTTTCAATGCTTGCTTAGTTAGTATCTCTGTTCTTTTGCTAACATTTGTACGACCTGATTTAACAGTTCTTTCTAATAATTGCTCAGTCCTGCTTCTTTGAACACCAAGAGAGTTAATAACCTCTACAATTGTTCCTGATTGTTGTTTTAGTTTATTCCCTGTTAACCCTTGTATAACAGAAGTAGGAATCATAGGAATATTGAGATTTTCTAAAACACTATCTATGGCAGTATTACCTAAATTCTCAATTAATTGTTGACTAGCTTTAGTACCTTTAGCATTACCTAATCCTGCTTTTTTGCGATTAGCTGCCGTTTGTTCTTGTAAGACCCTTTCAACAGTAGGAGCTTGGTTTCTTGGATTTGATCTTAATGATTGATCCAACCCTAAGATACCACCAAAGGTATTCATAAACATTCCAAACATACCTAGCATTGATCCGCCCATACCTACACCTGCAACTGGAGGTAGAGGGAACATACTAGGAATGGGGTTTAACATTCGAGATATTCCACCTATTATCCCGTGTGTTTTCTGTCCAGATAAAGAAGATAAATCTATTCTGGTAACAGAACTTAATAATTTTGTTAAGAACCCACCTGGTTTTAAGACATCATTATTAAGTAAATTTTTGATAATTGCATTACCCAACCCTAAAGTTAAGCCGCCCAGTACAGGTATCAATGGTTTCAGCATTGGTACAAGTTGTAATGTCTTGGGTATGAACTTCATAAACCAAGGCATTATAGAGCGACTTTGAGACAACAAACCTTGATAGAGCGGTTGTTTCAAAGTATCAGCAAGGGAGAATAAGGCAGCGTTTACAGCATTACGCATCACCTGACCTAATGAAGCATAACCAGAAAGTGTGCTTTGACGAACACTATCACCAACAGCAGTAAATAGATTAGTAATTAAGTCTTTACCCAGACTCAAATACTGACTCATCATTGTTGGTGGTACTGGAGGTATAGGGGGTGTGGGCGGTACTGGAGGTATGGGCGGTGTGGGTGGTACTGGAGGTATAGGGGGTGTGGGTGGTACTGGAGGTATAGGGGGTGTGGGTGGTACTGGAGGTATAGGGGGTGTGGGCGGTGATGGAGGTGATGGAGGTGATGGAGGTACAGGTCTAGGAGGTACTGGAGGTACAGGAGGTACAGGTCTAGGAGGTACTGGAGGTACAGGAGGTACAGGTCTAGGAGAAGGATTAAATGGTTGGTTTATAGTGGTAGACTGTGGCCATGATCTAGCGTGGTATACAATAAACTGACCTAATTGTGAAGTTGTATTTGGCTGAGGTATTTGTGGTGCTGGGAAATTGATTACACCGCTTCCAGGAGCAGTAGACCAAGGATCTGGAATTTGTGAATAACGATCAAATAACCGAGACATATTACCAGCCATTAACGCATTTAAGTTAATACGTATGGGTGGGTAGGGCTGTGTAGCTTGTGTTCTAGTTGATAAGTGAGGTCTTGTTTGCTGAGTTTGCTGAACTGTACTAGCTAAATTAGTTAATGTCTCCTGTACTGGACTGTTCTGAGGATCTGGTATTTGGTGTTGTTTACTCTTTCTTACTAATCTCCGTACGGTTTTTGATGCTCCAGTTATAGGAGCAAAGGGTTCTGACGTTGTTGGTATTAATGGAACTTTATTGTATTGCGCGTAAAAAGCTTCTGATGCTCTTTTACGATTTTCGCTGTTTCGTTCGTTTAACTGCCGTTCTTTCTGGTAGTTTTCAGAAGCTTCTTTTAATTTTGCTTGTACTAATTCTATTCCTTGTGTATAGTCTGCAATTTCCTGTTGTTTTTGTTTTCTTTTACCTGTATTAAATAAACGAGCTAAGCCCTTAGAAGGTAATAATAATTCACTTTCTGCTTTTTGTTTAGCTTCGTTCAGATTATTAAACTGTAAGCTATACATATCAAATAAACGCTTTGACTCTTTTAATCTAACTGAAGCATCGCTATTTAGTGAGTCTTTTCGTGCCTGAGTTAATTCCTGTTGTAGTCTAGCTAATTCACTAGCATCTGTTCCTATAGAAGAGGACTGAGAGGGAGCTTGTAATCTGAGTCTACGTATGTTTGCATACAATTTTTTCTGTCTCGCAAGCACATCTGAGTTTTTTCCTCCAGTTGTTGCAAGATTATTTTTGACATTCTGTGCTTCATAGTCTTCAGGTAGAGAATTAACAGCTCGCTTAGACTGTTGTAATATACTTGATATGTTTGTTTTAACATTAGGCAAGCCAAGGTCGACCGCCATTGATTTACCTTCTCTTACACCGTCTGCTAAATCTTGAGCAACATTAAGATCCTTTGATTTGTTATACTTACCTTCTCTGTAACCTTTAGAAATTGTTTGATGATATGCGTCTATATTAGCCGCATAGTTAGCTACAAGAGCTTTTTGAGATTCTGTGGCTGTCTTACTTTCATTAACTGTTTTAACCATTAAATCAGCAATTCTCTTGTTAGCTAAGACTAAAGCAGCTACAGCACCATCTTCAAAACCCTCACCAAAATCTAGACCCATTTCTAGCATAACTTTTGATGGGGATGCAATCCCAAATATTCTTTTAATTGTAGATAATATACCTGTAGCAAACTTAGTAACTATCCCTAAAACGCCACCATTTGCAGACAAGAATCCTTGCCCAAAAGAGGTTATTAAATTAATACCAATGTCTTTTAAACTTCCGCCTTTGCTAAATGCAGATTTGACACTATTAAATAAATTACCTAAAACAGTGTTATTACCAAAATCTTTTTTAATTGCTGACAATAAACCGACTAAAGGATTGTTAGATTGATCTGATTCGCCTATTCCTTTAAAAGATTCACCTACAGCACTTGATTTATTAGCTACTTCTTTAGCTACATCTGGTTTATGTAATTGGTAATTAAAAGCTAAAGAATCAATTTTATTTCTAAATTTCTGAGGCAAGCTTAAATAAGCTAACGCTAATGTTTTATCAATTGTGTATTCAATCTTATCAACTTCATTAGTCAAAAACTTACTAGCACCTGATACGTCAACAGCACCCTGTTTAATACCAATAGCCAGACCTGACGCAATCATTACACCCAAGGCAATCATCACCTTTGAAGGTGAACTAATACCCATGTTTTGTTTAATCTGATTTTGAATAGCGTCACCAGTAGTATTTATAGCTTTAGAAGATAAGGCAACCGTGCTTAATATACCTTGGCTCAAACCTTCGTTAGTCTGTTTACCGATCTTAATGAAATTATTTAAGGGTGAGTGAAGTTTTGCACCGAGTGACCCCACAACATTAGCTATTCCTTGAGGTGCGCCATAATCTGCAACACTAGAAGCTATAGCATCTTTCACTGGTAAACCCTGACCAACTTTAGATTTAGATTTAGATTTAGATTTTCTATATAAATCTAAAGGTACAGACAAAGTATCAACAACAGCATCAACACCATAACCAGCAGTTGCAAAATTAGAATTTGCACCAGTACCTAAACCTGTAGGTACAACCTTCATGACACTGCTAATGGCTCTTACTATTTCACTCTTACTGAGTTTAAGGTCTTTCAAATTGTCATTTAAAACACTCTTAAACGTAGACATATAATCAAGGGAAGTATCAGCTTGTAACTTCGCCTTAGTTTGTCCATGAGCTTGAGTAACAGCTTTAGTAATAGCACTATTTCTTAATAACGCGGTCATACCAGCTTGAGCAGCATCAACGGCACTGACAGTCATCGGATTAGCACCAAGACCTAACGCGCCAGCTTTAGCAATATTTATAGTGTGATCAAAAGCCGCTCTAGGTGTAGTCAAAGTTTTATCAGCAACAATGCTATTTACAAAATCTTTAGCAGACCCACCTACAGACTGAAATAAAGTTTCACTAGGGTTTGCTGCATGACGTTCTCCAACCTTACCTAGTATTTTCAATCCCGTATCCGTAGCACTTAGGCCAGCACTTCCATACGTGCTAATTGATGTAAGTCCAGGTATTACACTAGCTGCACCAAGAGCTGGGTCAGCAAAGGTTTTTACTGCACCTACAATATCAGTTACAGTTGATACTATCTGTCTTGCACCTTGAGCAACCTTGCTATTACCTTTTTGCATTCCTAAAAACAAACCCGAAGTTATCATTAGACCCATCTCAAACATCAACCAAGATGGTGACTGGATCTGCATTTTGGTTTGGACTACTTTAATAAAGTCATCGAGCATAACACGGGCGGCATCAGATACCCCGCCAGCACCATGTTTAATCCCGTTTTGCAAACCTCTAGGGATCTCTACTCCATATACAGTTGCTAACTCTGTATAACCCTTTAATTGCTGATCAAATAATTTTTTATCTGCAAGATTTAACTTGCCTTCGAGTTTTTCTGCACTACTAGCATTTCTAGCTATAGGTGCTTTACCTTTACTATGAATTGCACTCAATTCACTATTAATATCTTTGCTAAAGCCAGCGTCCTCACCTGTTTTTACGAACCTATCAACAGTAGCGACTGCTTCTCTAGACTTTTTCACAAAAGTAGTAACTTCAGCTCTTGCTGATTTAATTTCTTCATGCGTACCTACTGTGGTAGCTTGTTTAACTTTTGCTTGTATTCTCTTATATTCATCTGCAAAATATTTTTTAATAGATGTTAATGCTTTATCAATCTCATCTACGGAAGTCTGAGCATATTTTTTTGTATTAGCTGTTTTATCAGAAGAAACAGGAGGTAAAGGTATTAATTTATTTTCGGCTGCCGTAGCATCTTTATAGCCTTGGGATATATCAATATTTTTAACTATTTCAGATTGAATTGTTTGGAAAAGTGGCTTAATTTGCTCAGGAATATTAACAGGAATTGGCTCTAATTCCCGTTTTTTAGCTGGAAGTGGTAATGGTACTTTATTTTCCTTAGCTGGTAGCTGCTTAGGTAAAGGCAATGAATCATTTAAGGTAGTGTTAATTACAGATGAATCCGTAGCCTTATTACTTGGTAAAGATTTGACTGTATTAGTTGCAGATCCTAAATTTATGGTAGCTTCACTTAAAGCTTTAGCAGCGTTTTTTAAGTCTGTAGCTGCTTCTCTAAGTGTATCTGAGGAAGATTTAACAACAGGTGCAGACGTTTGATTTGGTAATCCCGTTCCTAATAAACCTTTAATACTAGAAGACACATTAGGAAATATTTTAGAAAAAACAGCTTCTACTGTCTTTTTAGATTGTGATGCTAAACCTTGTCCAATATATTTAGTAATTGCTCCGCTTTCACCACTTTCAGCTGCATCAAAAAAACCACTTACAGCATTTTGAACACCTGATGATGAGTTTTGAGTAACTGAACTGGCGGATTTTCTAACTTGCCTAATAGTCGCTAATTTAGCCCTTTGAGCAATACTCTCAACACTAATATTAATACTGTCAGAAAATGCCGTATTTATTTCCGAAAATGTTCTGGAAATAACTCCAGAATTATCCTGTCCTATATCCCGTCCTGAATATTCTCTAATCGCATCCTCAATAATTGCCTTTAACTTAGCTTGTTGATTTTTTGGATCTGATTGTGCTTTTTTACCAACACCAAAATATCTTAATGTGCTATTACTAGCAATTCTGCTAACGCTGTCAAAATCTACACCAAGATCATCATCTCCTGATGGTCTAGCAGTTCTACCCCTTCCTGTACCTCCCTTTCCAGTTTTACCATCATGACTTCTTATAAAAGCAGATACACCGTCTTTAACAATAGTTTCAACGCGTTTTTGTTCATTCTTAGGATCTGATTGTGCTTTTTTACCTACACCAAAATAGCGCAATAACATATTACCGGATATTCTGGTCATGGTGTCCATATTTACACCAACAGCATCTTCAATACTGCGATCAAGTCCCTTAGTAAGTTTCTTCCCAACGCCTTCAAAAAGTCCATCAACAATAGACCGCATAGGACTAGCAACTACATCAACTCGTTGAGGTCTATTAGATGGCGCGCTTTCTCTTTGTGACTGTTGTTGAGATGTAGCTGACTGTTCACTTACAGCATCTCTTACAGCACTTTGAACAGCATCAGTTAAACTTTTTTCTAATTGCTTACTTAAATCAGATTCAACGGTTATGGTGATAGTTTTACTAGATAAATTACCCAATCTTTGTTCTAACTCATCTAATTTAGTAACATCAGTATTAACAGTTATAGGATTACTATTAAAGTATTTATTAACTTCTTTAAGGTGCTGTACTTTAGTATGTAAGTGTTTATTAAGATCAACAAGTTGATCGTCGTCAACATTAACAACAATCGGATTATTATTAAAATATTTATTAACTTCTTTAAGGTGTTGTACTTTAAGATTTAGATGTTTATTTAAGTCAGCTAAACTATCATCGTCAACATTAATTTCTAAATTAATTTTATCAAAACTTTTTTCAATACTTGCAGCCGCTTCATAGGCTTTCTTTTTAGCCTGTTCTAGAGATTTTTCTAATTGTGCAGTATCAGCACACAATTCAACAATTAACTCACCTAAATTCATAATAAAAATCTCCTCTTATAAAAAAAGATTGTAAATTCGTAATTAAAATTCGTAATTTACAATCAAGGTAATAGCAGACTCAACGCGGACAGAACAGGAGCAGACAAACCATTAGTTTTAATTAATTCAGAAATAATCGCTTCTGTCCGTTCACTGACTTTCCGATTATTCTCTTTAATTTCGTCTGCAAAGGGCAACAAGTCCACAAAATCAATACTCGGATCTGTTTCTTTTTTGAACCCGTTAAACAGTCCAGACCATCCAATAGCATGAACCCTTGCCTCAATGTTTGACTGCTCTTTCCTGTTCTTTTCAAGTGCCTCAATGCACTCAAAAACTATATGAATAGGCTGATCGAGAAAGGTATCCCAATCAGCAAATCTAGGGTCTAATATCCTATAGGACTGGATTCGCCAGTAGATGCTACTCCAGTCAATTGGACTGGTTGCTGTTGCTCCCCCTGGACAGCCGCATTAGTTACAGGTGCCTCTACTTGCCAACGACTGCGTTCATTTTCATAGAACTTGTAGATAGCTGAAACAAATTCATTACTGCAGCCCTTGGTATCTTCTTCTGTCCAATCTTCAGTACCAACCTGATATTTTTTCTCAGCTTTGTTGTACAAGAAACCAGTTACAGCTTCCAGATTTTCAGACACAGGTAGAACATTAATATTCAGATAATCTTGCTCATTAGCAGGTTCATGATTACCGTTAACAACTACTAAGCAATCACCAAATTTAATTACCTGTTTATCCTTCAGATAAAAGTTAACAGGCGCAATTTTAATCTGAGTAGAATTAAATGCTACAGGTGCTAATAATTCCACAGGAAAAGCTACCCGTTTTTGAATTAACAGAGTTGCGATCGCAATAGAAACAGAAGCACTATCAATGGCACTTAAAGAATTTAACTCAGTAAAATCTTCAATGTAGTCATAGATTACAGCAGAATTATCAACCTCAACACCACTATCAGCGTTGCGAGTAGGGGATAATAATTCTTGAGCCTCAGCAATGGTTACACCACGATCAACGGAGATTTTTTTAACTAATTTAGAAGCAATAATTGCTGCTTTTTGACGTTTAGCATCAATCATATCCACAGCACTAGCTTCGCCAACAGTCAAAGATCCACGCTTTTCTAAATAGATAATTCCTGATAGATCATCACCAACTGGAACAATTTCGTATCTTGGCTTTTTATTAATTACTGGACGCATATTCAATCTCCAAATTATCATCTGAGTCTGCAAAAACTTGATAGGTTGCCACCGTCTGAACTGAATCAGGGATTTTAATTTTGTAGGTAGATTTGTCATTAGAAACAATAATTTCTCCAGATAAACCACCCCTAAAAACTGCCGCACCACATAACAACCTATCTTGCGTAATGCGGCAGTTAATTAAGACAGCCAGTAAACCTGTACTATCTTTCAAAACTTTCATTAGAGGTTATAGTTGGGGAAACCATTAGATAAACCGCCACTAGCGTAGTAGGCAGGAGTCCAAATCCAATCGTCTTGGAACTCTAAAGTAAAGGTATACTTCATTACTTCCATTGGTGTACCTGTCAAGTTTAAAGCGGTAGACTTAGCAGCCCCTTCAAATCTAGATCCGTTAGGATAGGTAGCAATAGCGTACAATTCACGGTTCATGTACACAGGATCGAAGTGTGTACGTTTGATGAATTGTTCTAAAGCAATATCACCTACATATTCAATACCTTCTACAGATATTTCCCGCTTAGAACGGATAATAGCAGAACTAGTACCTGAACCGGATTGAGAGTGTGTAGTCTCAACAACAGTAGGAGAAGGCTGTAACCCAAAGCTAGTAATTCCCAATAGTGGGAACATATCTTGCACTAAGCGAGATGTAGAGTTAGCAACAATGGGATCTAATAAAGGCGCAATGCTAAGAGTTACGGTACTTGTACCGTTCAAAGTTGCGTTAGCTAACACTAATACCTGTTGTCTGCTAAGAGGGTTAGAAGGAGCAGCAAAATTTAAAGATGTACCAGCCGCAATGGTGTAGTTAACACCCGCAGTAGTGACCACATTAAGAGTAGTAGCACTTTCAGCAGCACCAGATGGGGTGGTAATAGTTGCACTGGTAACACTACGAGTATTTTCAGGTAACAACTTCAAATCTAAAGTATAGTTTTGAAGGATAACAGTCTGTACGGGACGATTAGCAGTTGCCATAGTTTAAAAATCCTATTTGAAATTGAACAAAATTAAAAAGATTAAGCGGTTCTGCTCACGCGGATATTGCTATAAAAAGCATCCAGATCAACGCTAGGCGAGTTACCCTGAGCATCAACCAAGTTAATAACAGCACTAGCATTAGCTGCCGTACCTGCCGCACCATTCAAACTACCGTCGTATAAGAACAAAGTAGGGCGAATTGAAACCACAGAGCCAGACTTAACGTAGGTTAAGCGAATACTCCAAGTAGTAGGTGTAATAGCGGGAGGTGTAATTGTTAGGGTAGTGCTATTAGCAGATGAACTACTAGCAGAAGGCGCAACGCTTAAAGTAATAGAAGTTGTGCTATTAACAGCAGTTACAGTGTTAGCAGCAATAGTACCGCCACCAGCATTAACAGTGACTACATCACCCACTCGCACAGATGCAAAACCATTGGCAGTAGTAGTGGTAATAGTGGTGTTACTTGCTACTAAGTTACAACCAGCTACATTAAACGCGCTAGGAGTAATAGACGCATGGGTGAAAGGCAAAAAGTAAGACTCTTCTGAACCTGTATCTACTTCTACCGCAGTACCCGCATTGATAACCGCGTTAGTTGAGTTTGTAGTAACAGATTTTGGACGACTAAAATCTAAAGTGATGGGCATAACATTAAATTACAATAGGGTCAAAAATGAGGATTCTGCTTTGTTCTAAAGTGTCAGACGCTGCCGGAAGATGGGTATAGCGAGTCACATTAAAACGTTTTTCAATTTTGGAAACTGCTAGAGGTAAATTAGAGTTTTTAGCCCAATTCCTTAAAGTCACTTCCCATAATTGTGGTTTGTACTTATACCCGGCACTAGTAGCCATAGCTACAGTATCGGGAGTTTCTTTAATCAAACATTCAAGCCCGTTACTAGATGAAGGCGGTTGAGAAGAACTACCATAAACCCAAACAGAGGGAGTTCCATTTGAGTAAACACCTAGCTCCGTAGCTAACAAAGTGGTTAAAATTCTTCTTAAATCAGCTACTTTCATACTGCACCTGATAAGAATTTTTCAACGCACCCGTATCAACGATATCTCGAGGAGAATCAACAACAGCACCACTTTTTCTAACAGTAGTGCGCGGCCATTGCCACCTAGTATCGCTAATATTTAATTGACAGTTTTCTCCAAATCCTTCGGACATTTTTAAAAATGCCTCTTTGAAGCTTTCAGATTGGGAAAAACCATCAGCATAATTTTCTAAAAAATCATATTCTTTGATAGCTACATCTACCCAAGGTCGGGCAGGTTTTACATTACCATTAACAGAAGTTGTACCCTCATGAACCATAGCAGCATAAGGTGTATTCCAAGAATGAATTGCCTTAAGTTTTTTAGGAATATTAATTTGATTCCAGTTAACTTCTACCATTTCTTTACACCTTACTAGCTACAGTTAAAGTACCTTTTATATACTTATTTCTAGATATTAAATAATTAGTAATCCGATTTTGAACAACTGGTTTGAATCTCCAGATACCGACGGTTTCCATTCCTTGGGCATCAGTTAAAACTCCCGTTGCTATAGATTCATAACTGATTTCTGGAGGTAACTCTGAAGTTAATCTGCCTTTAAGTCGCATCACTTGTTGTCCTATTTCTGCCACTTCAGGAATAACGCTAGGTTGAGAGTCATTGCTTACCGTTGCTGTCACCACAACATTAGTAGAACTTTCAACTAAATTCCCCACAGCATCCTCAATAAATTGTCCGCCACCCACTTTAAAAGTTAAGATTAAATTAGTCGCAAAATGCGGCTGATTTACATAACCAATAGTTTGGGAAACATAGGACTCTATCATGATTTACTTTGCTGATTTTATTGTTAAATATCCAGAATTTGCAGGCGAGGAAACTAAGTTTGATTTATTTATGACTGATGTTTTG